CGGGATCAGAGTTACCGTAACCGCTACGAGTAGTTTGAGTAGCAGAGATAATAGGTAAATTACTTTCCACAGCAAGACCCCGAAGCTCTTCAGCAATCGCTTTAACATAGGTATACGAGTTAACAACAGCACCTTTATATCTAACAGAAGCACAAATGTTTAGATAATCAACAAAGATAAGATCAGGTGTAAAATCTTTCTTTAATTTAAGATCACTTAGGAGTGCCTTAAAATGTCCTGCATGTGCAGATGCAGTAGGGTACTCTTTAATGATCAGTTTACCTTGTGTCTTTCTAGAGATCTCATTTACTTTTGAATTAAATAAAACCTCAGGTAGTTCCATGATGTCCTTGACGCTTACGTTTAAAAGATTTGCGTCAATTCGTTCAGCAATCTTCTCCTCTGCCATTTCACATGTAATGTAGAGAACGTTGTACCCCTGAGTGAGGGCGGAACCAGCCATGTGGCACATGAATAGAGACTTCCCGACACCTGTACCAGCAAGAGCGATGTTGAGAGTCTTGTTAGGGAGACCACCTTTTGTAATATAGTTAAACTTTTCAAGGTCAAAGGGAATTTTTTCTTCTTTCCTATGATAGAATTCATATCTGTCTGATGATTGTTCAATGTAGTCATGTCCTATATGTTCATCAAAAGAAACAGCAAGAGCATCTTGAAGGATACTAGGGATAGCACCCTTATCTAACTTACCATCTCCACCATCAGCAATCTTAATTGATTGCATTAACGCAAGATATATAGCACGATCCTGACACCATTTCTCTGTAGCATCTACAACCCAATCCTTGTCAACCCACTCATCATTATAGTTCTTGATATGCTCAAGACATTTTTGAAATGTCTCATCTGTCAGGTCACTACGATTTTGTAAATTGATATTAAGGACTTCTTTAGTCGGAACTTTATCATACTTGGTAGAAAAATCTTGAATCTCCTCAAAGATAATCTTTTCATGAAGTTCAATAAAATATTCTGCCTTGACAAATGGAACTACCTTACGATAATACTCCTCATCGTATAGTAAATTTCTAAGAATTGTTTCTTCAACTCTTTCAGTTGCCATAACTATATTCCGTCCTTGCTGCTTCTTCTAATTTTGCCATTACTTCGTCTGTGAAGTATTTCTCAGGATCACTGAGTATAGACTTAGGATAAACATTACTACCACCAATGGAGATACGGTTTCCCACCCTCTTAAAGATGTTGTACTTCTCACCCAATTCAATGAGTCCATAATATTTGTCCAATCCACGTTCGTCAAAGTATAATCTGGTAGCAACTTTAGAACCCTCCTTAGATAATCTAGATTTTTTTGCTTCACACTTAATAATGTTACCTACCAAGTCCGTACCCTCTTTCTCTTTTGATTTAGTTAAGAATACTATAGTAGATGCTGCATATTTTAGACCTGCACCACCTCCCATTTCTTTCATTGGCACATAAGATCCAATCACATCGTATGTGTGATTAGTAACTATCATAGGAATCTGTGCTTGTCCTAATTTTAAAGTCAAAATTCTAAAAGCACCCTTAATTAGTTGTGATTTAGTCATATCTCTGACTTGTTTGTCTGCTAATGCATCATCCATTTCTTTGGATGTACTCAGCATACCAAGAGAATCAAGAACAAACATCAATGGTTGACGTTCATCCTTTGGTTCTTTCATATACTTGTCAACAATTCTTATTGCTTGAGTTCTAAACTCTTCTATTGTTGCAACAGGAAAGATTACCATTCGTTTTGAATCAATTCCTCTAGTTTCAATTATATCTTTACTGAGAGCAGATTCAGACTCAAAGTAAATAACCCCACCGTTGCTATTGTTATCAAGAAAGTTACGTACAACGCTAAGGGCAAAGAAAGTTTTTCCTGTTGAGGATTCTCCTGCCAATGCAGTGACTTTGTTGGATGGAATACCTCCAAATAAAGAACCACTAACGACAGCGTTGAAAATGTAAGAGCCAGTATCAACAAAGGAGGATGTATCTCCTGCAGCCACTCCATCACTAACCTTACTTGCAAATTCATTTCCACTATCTTTAATTACTGTATCTAAGAAACCCATGTGTCTGTAACCTCACTTTCGTACATATTAATATAATCATATTTTTTTGACAATTCAAGAGCATAAAACCTAGCAGCTTCACGGTCTTCAAAAACTTTCACTTGTTCAGCATTAAGTGCTTCCACTTGATTATCCTGATACGTTACTGTCCAAACCGTTTTACTCATGCGAAGAAACTCCCTATTGTTATTTTCTTTTCGTGTGTCCATCCCACACATTGTAGCACATTTTTGAGAGGTTCTAAGAAACTCTTTTCAAATTGTAACTGATAGTCAACATATTTGTCAAGGTTCATTTCTGGTGGGATAGTGCTAAAAAATGACACACAATTCTCATGTAATGGATTTGGTGTCTTTAGGTAAATGAACTTGATCTTTTCTCCCTCTTGAATATATGGATACTTATGTTCTAACTTGTTTTTTCTGACGAAATCGTTGTAGAGGAGTGCTCCTCTGACGTGGATGGGTGTTCCTTTGCAATAGATGTCAGTTCTGCTGCGGTACTTTTCAAGGTTGTTAACTCCTCTGGGGAAGGCGACTCCTTCTGTTCCTTGCTCTTTTGTTTCTGTTCTGACACCATTGACAAAAGTGATAAGTTCATCATTTGTTTTGCTGATAATGATCTTAAAAGCTGCATATAACTTGTCCCTAAAATATTGAGGTGTTGAAGACCTTGCTGTCTCCAAACCCATGATTTTCATCTTGGGTTCTTTGTACCTGACTCCTTCTGAGTCCCACACATTTAATATATATCTCTTCTTCGCTGTCCATATACCACGATCCGCAATATTTTCACGTTTCATAATCATTTTTTGATCATACGCATTAACATATGTTGCCAATTCTTCATACGATGCGTTAATAAACGGTTCCAATTTATCTTTACAGACCTTATCAAGTAACTCAACAATCTTATTCTTATCGTCAGACTTATTACTAAAAAATTTATCAACAACAGGTCCGAGATTAAGATATATTGAGTCGGTGTCAGATGCAATGACATAATCTACCTTATCTGTTGCGAGCAGTTTATTTAGATAACCATTCATCTTGTTTTCTATCCAACGAATAGAAACCTGTCCAGATAAAGTTATTGCTTCTGCATTTGCAAGACGATAATAACGGAAGTGTTCATTACCAATAGCACCATAGGCAGAGTTAAGAGAAATCTTCTTTGCCATCTGAATATTATTACAGCGAGAAATCTCGTTCATGAGTTCAACAGTAGGAGTTTTTTCATACTGTTGCTTTGCCTTGATCATTTTCTTCTTGAAGATGACTCTAGAGTCATACATCTTCTGCATCATCAAAGGTAAGAATCCTTGTGTGTCTTTCTTATACTGTGCTCCGTTAGCACATACAGCAAGATCACCATCTATTTCTACTTCTTGTTGAAGTATTTTATCAACTGTAACTGTTGGATGTCTGTCATCTGCGAGCGTCTCTGGGGAAATATTATATTGCATAATGAGATGAGGATACAGACTATTAAGGTCAAAATTAACCACCCAGTCATAGCGTCCTGCTTTTGGTTCTTTGACATAAGCACCTGCGTATTTTGCATCTTTAAGTGCATCCCTTTTAGGAGGAATAGCAATCTTACGTTTATTTAATTCACAATAGATGTAGTTGTCCCACATTCTTACCTGTGAAAATACATCTTCATAGTTTACTTTAGCATCATATGCCATAGTAAATGCTAGATCAAGTAGTTTCATCTTGTCATCAAGTTTATCTACCAACCTAACGTCATGAATGTTATATTCAATAAACTTTTGCCAGTTCTTTTCATAGAACTCTTTGAAAGTATCATACTCAGAGTGATCTAACTTCCTTTCCCCAAGTTCAACCAAACAGATGTGATCCAAGCGATAACTTTCTTGGTTTGTATAAGTGAATTTTCTGTATAATTCAAGGTAATCCAACGTAGAAATGCCTGGAAGATCATAAGCGATCTGTTTTCTTCCTTTAATGTAAATTTCTCTAGAAGAAATAAGCTTCCACGGGCTAAGAGACTTAGCAGCTTTCTCACCAAGAATCCTAGTGACACGCCGAGCGATATAGGGAATATCAAACAACTGTACGTTCCAACCCGTAATAACATCAGGATAATTTTCATTCCAGTATTGTAAAAAAGCAGACATCATAGACTCTTCAGTTCTAAAATGCATGTAATCTACTTCAGAATCTGTATTATCAAATGGTCTAGCACCAAAGACAACAATACGACCAGTATAAGAGTCTTTAATACTGATCGCTAGGATCTCTTGGTCTGCTGATTCTATATCAGGAAACCCATTCTCAGCAGCAGTTTCAATATCAATGTTAAAGATACGAATCTTTGAAGTATCATAACGAATCTCATCTTCTGGATGTTCTTCTACAATATACTGATAAAGATACCGAGTGTTACCATAGATATCAAAGTCATCAACCTCTCTGTATTTCTTAACAAACTCTTTAGCATCATTGATTGATCCTAATTTTAGGGGTTCAACACAATCACCTTCAAGAGTTTTCCAATCAGAATAATTCTTACTAGCAACATAAAGTGTAGGGTTAAAAGGAACCCTATAGGAAAAAGGAGAACCGCCCTCGTACCCACGTACTAAAAGACGGTTACCTGCCTGTTCAACATTAGTATAGAACTTCATTCGTTAAGGACTTCTGGTTCAATAGTTTTACTACTGTAATACTTAGAGAGTATATCTCTGCTAGGTTCTACGAAAGTTATTATATCAGAGGATCTTACAACTGTCTCCTTACTATCAGCAAAGGGTAACCAATCTTTAAGATCATTACCCTCTATTGACATAGGATTAACTAGAATACAATCAGGATCACCAAACTGTGCTCCGTCAATTTCCTCCACCTGTGCTAGTAGCCACTGGTCCTTCAGTAGTAGCACCTGTAGGTTCTTGTTCTCCATCTGTAATTCCTAAAATATCTTTTCCGTTGTTTGGTAAGAAGGACAAATCAATTTGTGCTTCTGCTAGTTTTCCAACATAATTTTTTAAAATGTCATCAGCAGGTGGCATTGCTGCAATAACTGAAGTAGGATTAATTCTATGATCTTCAAATGGAGTATAAGGATTCCATCTACGATAAGTTACATTGAATTGTCCTTCTTCTCCTTCGCTTAAAGACAATGATAGAGGATATAAAAGTTGATATGCAACAAACTTTTGTTCTCCATCAACTTCTTCTCTTATCTGTCCAAAATTACATATAATATGTTCACCTGTAATAATATGAACAACACGAATATTATGTTCAATCTGTGTAGGTGCTTCTTCCATAATTTAACAAACCTTTTTTATAGTATAGCAAATAAAAAGAGGGGTGTCAAGCACCCCTTGATATTTTATTTAGATCCTTTCAGAGATCCCTTTTTCTCTGAGAACCAAATCTTTTTCTTTTTCTCTTCTGGTACAAATTTTTCTAGTACCACTGTGAGTAATCCATCTTTATAATCTACAGACTCAACTTCAACATCTTCACCTAGTTGCCAGTTCTTACTAAAAGATCTAGTAGCAATTCCTTTATGAGAATATACTTTATCTACTTCTGCATCTGGTGATGCTGATACTGTTAGAACTCCTTCTTCCGTTGAGACTTCAATATCTGTTCTTGAAAATCCAGCAAGAGCGACTTCCAGAATGGTTCTGTTATTAGATCCTGTAGCAATGTTGTAAGGTGGGTAATTTGTTCCACCTGTTGATAAAGCTTGTAATCTTGAGAGTCTTTTGATGTCATTTTCAAATCCTAACATGTAAGGGGTATAGGTTTCCCAGTCAAATGTGACCATTTTTGTGTCCTCCTAAAAGCGACGTGTAGTTTATGTGACCCTATCGGCATCACAATACTATTTAAACATGATCCATTCGTTCTGACAACCTAATAATATTCTGGAGTACCGAAGAATTATTTCGGTTATTACTAATGTAATTCATAGTGTGTTCTGTAAACATATCAAATCCTAATGAGAACCGTACTTGTCCTGTAGTATTAGGATTAACTTTATGTTCT